GACTGGCTGCGGAACAATGGCCACGATGATCTTATTATCGAGACCGTGAATTCCTCTACGCTGGGAGCGTTCGCCCGTAACCTCTCCGAGGAGACGAACACCGAACTACCCGACGACCTATTCAAGACGTCGGTGATGACTTATACGTCAATAACAAAGGTGACCTAATGGAAGACCACTTTACTAAGTGCGTCAACAAAATAGGCAGCATAGTTGAAGAGTACATGCCTGATGAAACAACGTCCAATGAGGTAATGTTGGCAATCATCCAAGTGGTGGCGGACTACGCTATCACCGAAATAAAAGACCTGAACCTGCGTACCAACGAAATCTTGAGAAAAACAATGGAGACGAAAAATGAGCAACGATCTAACTGAGCACAACGGGTCGGGGATTCCCGCCCACCTTGCGCAGTATCAAAAGAAGTCCAAGATTGGCAACGTCGATTCTTCGGACATGATTATCCCCCGCATCAAGTTGCTGCAGGCAATCTCGCCTGAACTGCAGACCTTCAATAACGCCAAGGCGGGTGTGTTCTGGCATACCACCGCGAACGAGCCGCTTGGCTCGACCCTGATGGGAATCCCCATCGTGATTCGCAAGTCCTACATTCTGTGGGCACCCCGCAACGACGATCGCATGATCCTCGCGCGGGCGATGGACGGCGAGCATTGGGACGTCCCCCACGCCGAATTCACCGTGAAGCCGAAAGGCAGTGCCAATTCGGTCACTTACTACACTCGGGGTTCGGTGGCCGAAAGCGGGCTGGCCGAATTTGGGTCTAGTGTTCCCGGTGACCCGCAGTCGGTGCCAGCCGCCAGCCTCACCTACAACATGCTCTGGTACTTTCCGGAGTTCCCCGATCTGTCGCCAGCGGTGATCATAAACACCCGCTCTGGTGTCAAGCCGATGCAGGAACTGCTGACGAAGATCCAGGGCGGCAAGACCGAGCATTTCGTGCAGCAGTACAACATCCAGGTGGTGCAGATGAAGGGAGCCGAAGGGCCGTACTTTAGCTACAACTACACCGGGGCGGGATTCGCTGATGCCCACACCGCTGAAATCACCTCGGGGCTGTTCAAGCGGTATGCCGACGCGGCATGGGTGGCGAACGACGAAGAATCGGACTCTGCCGAAAGCAGCAAGCCTAAAGACAGGCGGCAGGTGAACGAGGAAATGGCATCTAAATTCTAACAGGGGGAGGGGCGGCGCAAATGCCGCCCCATTTTGGGGGCTACAATGATAGTACAAAGCTGGGCTAAATGCCCTTTCTGCAGTAAAATATTTGAAGTGATGCCAAACACACGCGACATTACAATTGATGGCAGAATGCGATATGTATGTCATTTGTGTCAACCGACACCGCCACTTGAAGAACTCAAATCTAATGGGCAGATAGCGAAGATATGATAAACCCAGATCTAGCCCTCCGAATGGTGAGGGAATCACCTGTCATAGCGTTTGACACTGAAACCTCCGGTCTCACCGTTGCTGATTTGGTGTGCGGCTGGGTGATTACAGATAAGGATAATTCGGTATACGTTCCGGTACGTCACAAGGAGGGTGGAAATATACCCAATGCCACGGAATTTGAGAGGGAACTCAATAGCGCTTTTGCTTCTAGGCATCTTAACGGGCATCGTACTGTCGGCCACCATCTGGGTTTTGATTTACGGGCTGCTTTGAGACACGGGGTCGAAATTCGGGGACCCCTCGAAGATACCATGATCAACGAGGCCCTGATTGACGACCGAACTATAGGCTACAGCCTTGAAGACTGTGCAAATAGATGGAAGGTGGAGACTAAGAAGGGGGCTGCAATATATGCCGAACTTGCCAGACGGTTCGGTGGGCTGCCCACCTCCAAACAAATGCAACACTTCCATAAGGTCGCGGGAGACGACCCAATCGTCGTTGAATACGCCGTCGGCGACGGAATATCAACTCTTCAGCTGTGGGAAAGGCAGCAGGGCAGGCTTGACGAAGACGACCTGCGACGAGTTTGGAAATTAGAGTGTGATCTTTTGCCGTATCTGGCACGGATGCACAGCCGAGGGTTAAAAGTGGACATGTCGCAGGCGGAGATAGTCCTTGATGATATTGCTACAGCCGTGGACAAAGCACAAAAAGCATTCCCACAAGACTTTAACCCACGCTCGCCAAAAGACGTGGAGAATTTGTTTCGGGCCAATGGATTCAGTGATGCTAATTTTAGCAAAACCGAGAAAGGGGCGATCTCGTTCACTGAAAAATGGCTCACCACCAACGACATAGGGAAAGCAATATTAGGCATCAGACGAATGGAGAAAGCGCGCGATGCGTTTATCACACCACTTATTGACACGCATAACTTTGCCGGGCGAGTTCATCCTGTACTTAACCAGTCGAAGTCCGATGACTATGGGGTGGCCGGGGCGCGTCTCTCTTGCACCGACCCAAACCTTCAGGCATACCCTAAGCGGAACATTGACATTGGTCGTATCGTTAGAAGACTCATCATCCCCGACGAAGAAATGATTTTGGAGGAGGCTGATGCAAAGCAGCAAGAACCGCGCCTCTTTACCCACTATTCCGGACAGCCCGAACTAGTAGAGGGTTACCGAAACGGTACAATGGACATGCATGACCGAGCCGCCGAAATACTAGGGATAGACCGAGAGGTAGCGAAGCGACTTGGCATGGGAATGCTTACAATGATGAGTGTTCCGACGCTAGCCGTCCACATGGGCTGGACCACTGATCAGGCTAAGTCCGCGCACGACGCATTCCTGGGGGTAGCGTTTCCGGACATTGGGGATTTCCAAGTTACCGCCGTCCAGAAATTTCGGCGAGTGGGGTACGTCAAGACTATGCTGGGTAGGAGGGCTTATTGTGCTGAACCAAAATTCGCATACAGAGGGGTTAGTCGACTCATTCAAAACAACGGCGGCGACCACATTAAACTGTGCATGCTTCGGGCCAATCAATATGAAGATGCCCATCCAGAAGTTGAGGTGTTGCTGTCTATCCATGATTCTCTTATGTGGCAACGCGACCCTGCCCATGAGCCTACTGAACTACTCAAGGCCGTTGAAAACGTAGCGGATGAAATGGGGCTGATAGTTCCGATCCCATTCGGGCTGGGCAGCGGTCCCGATTGGGCGCGGGCTTCTTACGGGAACAAACTAGACAGCTACGAAGAGTAACTTGACAGACAACTCGGAGTGTGATACAATGTCAGAGCAAGTAGAGGGTAAAGTTGAATTTGAGTCGGCAAAAGCCTATCTCGTGATCCCAACCATAGGGCCGAAGAAGATTTGGATACCGAAGAGCCAGACGGACGCCAAGACCGAACCAGATGGAGACGGGAACGTAAAGTTCGACGTCACGGATTGGTGGTACAATCAGTGCTACCTGAAGGCATGGGAAGCCGAGGATCCTGCATGAGGGAAGCAGAGGTTAAACGAAAAATAGTAGACTCTGTTCGCGCCGATGGCGGTTACGCCCGCCGAATAGAGGACAAATTCACCGTTGGAATGCCCGACGTAGTGCTCATCCCTGTTCAGTGCCCCGTAGTCTGGATCGAGGTTAAGCTCGTGCCGGGGCAGCTGTTCCACCCATCAATGCGGCAGTTCGTAGAGCTGAATAAACTCCGACGCGCGCCGCATTCCACCTCATTCGTCGTAGGCTGGAAACGTAACCTACTGTATATTTCCAGACCTAAGATGGATATTCACCTGGACCAATGCATAGAACAACTACCGGGTGAAACAGTGACCTCGCTTATAAGGAGAGCTATAGAAGATGAGCGACAATAGAAGAACAGCCCATGATCTGATGAAAGAAGCGGCGATAACCGTTCTCAAGGAACGCCCTGGAATACACGGCAGCGCTGAAAATAGCTTCGCCATGATTGGGGACCTGTGGACGGTATACCTTCGCCACTGCCGTCGTGTTCGCGGTGACGATGGTATCCGCCCCGAAGACGTCGCCGAAATGATGACCATGCTGAAGAAGTCCCGCAAGGTATACGGCAAACCATTTCAGCGTGACAATCATATTGATGATATTGGCTACGCCGCGCTGGCCGGGATGCTGTGGCTGCCCGATCCCGATGCACCCGAGACAGAAATGGACCGGATTGATGTCACCGAAAAGGAAGCGAGGGAGAAAAATGGCGCTTAGTCTGTTTAACCGCACGGGCGTTCACGCCCTCGTCGACGGTCAGTTTGGCTCTACTGGAAAGGGGGCGCTGGCCGGTTGGCTGGCGCGCCAAGCCCTCGAACAGGGATACCTCGACAGCTTTGAGGGTTCCATCTGTAGCAACGGGCCGAACAGCGGGCACACCAGCTATTTCGATGGCCGAAAGATAGTACTCAAACAGCTGCCTACATTCGGTGTTCATGCTCACCTTATGGGATGTTCCCTACCGATTTACCTTTCGGCGGGGGCCGTTATTGACCCTGGCATTTTGGCTGATGAAGCAAAGGAATATGGGGTAAATATATTTGTGCATCCCAATGCTGCCGTGGTTACAAGTGACGACAAACAAACTGAAAAAGGGGGCTATATCAAAATGGTAGCCTCAACGCAGAGCGGAACCGGCGCGGCGCTGGCTCGCAAGATATATCGACGCCCTGATGCGATAGCCAAGAACGCACTGGAATTTATGCCCCCCAACGTGTCCATAACGAACCACCGACTGAAGCCCGAGGACGGGGCCTACTTTATGGAAGTGGCACAGGGGTTCTCGCTGGGCATCAACTCCGAATTCTACCCCCACGTTACCAGTCGTGAATGCACGGTGATGCAGGGAATAGCGGACGCTCGACTTCCCCCGACACAGGTAGTCCGAACCTACATGTCGGTGCGCACTTTCCCGATCCGCGTGGGGAATCTAGGGGATATTTCCAGCGGGGGTTGGTACGAAGATCAGGAGGAGACAACGTGGGGGGATCTGGGAGTAGAACCCGAGCTAACCACGGTGACTAAGCGAATACGCCGCGTAGCCACATTTTCGGAGGAACAGCTGATTGATGCTGTTCGTGCCAACGACCCTGACTTCATCTTCGTCAACTTTCTCAACTACATGAACGCGACTAATCAAAAGCACATGATCAACGACGTTTTCCACATCACTCGCTACCTAAACAAGGATATAGGGCTTATTGGGGGCTACGGCCCGACCAACGACGACATACGGAGAATCACTAAATGAAAACAATTACTGTTACGTTGACCGACGAAATGGACATTTATCACGACGATATATCAAAATTCCTTGACCTCATGGTCCACAAACTTCACAAGAACGTACACAAAGGACGATGGGAGAATACTAAAGCTGACGCTGCATTCATGTTGCTGCGCACCGAAGTAAAAGAACTAATGACAGCGATCCTTGAAAACAACCGTGACGAAGCCTACCTAGAATGTGCCGATGTAGCTAACTTCGCTATGATAATAGCGTCAATCATGAGAGAACGCGGAATATGATCTTCAACGAACTTGACCATAGACTTTCGGTGGTGCCCCGGTGGGTTGTGCTTGCTACCATACAGAACCAGAGCGTAGCGGAACACTGCTTTAACGTAGAACGCATAGCCCGCCGAATAGCTAGGGACTGGCTAAACATAAGCGAACTAGACGCTATTTCGCAGGCCGCGCTCCACCACGACGATGAGGAATCCCTAACCGGGGACATCCCTTCCCCTGCTAAAAAGAAGTTAATGGGTGAAAAATACCTTGACGGCGCAGCCGGGGGATGGTACAATGGGGACGATCGGGTGCGGGCCATTGTGAAGCTGGCCGATCTGATGGAAGCGTTCTGGTTCTTGAGCATGGAAATGCAAATGGGTAATAGATACGTAGTGCAACATCACCAGGACATGGCGCAACAAATGTTTGATCACGGCGCTCAATTCGGCGACGAAGTAAAGAGTAGGCTC